AAATCCGCCTTTGCCGTCGGCGACTTTCTCCTCGCAGTATTTCGACATCTCAAGTAAAGAAGCGTTATCCAAGTTGTCTGATGAGATAAACTCACCTAAACCGTATCGTTTATTAATCAAAAAATCCCTCAGACACCATACCGGATTAGCCGAATATTTATCGGTATAAGTCGAACCGTCCCAGAATAAAAGAGTGTCATCCGAGAGCAATCTGTAATCACTGCCGTCCCAGTAATAATCTTCCCATCCAACCGGCGTCCCGGCATTACGGATATCCGGGACCGAAACCAGTTTGCCTTTAACGACGCATGTTATATTAGGCATCGAACCTGAAAGCTGATCCGTGGCCAGGAGCTTAATGCCTAAAAGGGCGGTGTTCGGATACCTGAGATCGTCCGTCTTGATCTCATCCATCTGAAACCACATAAGGTCGCCCTGTTTTAAAGGATCAAGCGAAGAATCCTCGGAAGTCCTTGTCAGGCGGATATCGTACTGCCCGGGAGTCAGGCCTTCTTTGCGGAATATCCTGCGTACCGTAGATCTTGACTTAGCCGAGATAGTAGTTTCTCCAAGGTCGGTATAATCAGGATCCGTATGCAGTTTATATTCGACACGATAGGTAACGCTCCAGCTTGATATCCCGCCTCCCCCGGACTGCTGATATAACCCGCTACTAAGCCTCAAATGAGCCTCAAGCACTTCAACATCTGAATCAATAGTTGTGTAAACATGCGGGTTGTCTTTTGTGAGATTCACGTTGACCGGATAAAGGTTGTGCAGGTCCTCGAAATTCGGTATCAATGACTGGTCATTGGCGCCATGCCTTTCGGTTACGTTTATGCCGCTGAAATTGCCGATAGGGTTGCTGTTGATTTCGATATCGTCTACGGATTCGATTATGCCTTCACACAAAGCCAGAAGAACATTGAGGTAATTTTTGTCGCCGTCATCCCATATATATTGGTTGATAATATTGCCGCCGATCTTATGCTCGCCGTAAACAACACCGACCGGCACGCCAACTTCCTGAATCGTCTGCGCGCCGTCCCAGCCGTATGTAGGAGAGCCTTCGTCAAGTCCGCCCGCAGGCCCGGACCCTAAATTAAAGTCAGGCATTCTCGGCTGGTTCATGTACTGGTATATCGAATACCCCATAGACAGTACAAAAAAAGTAAAGAGAAACGGGTGCGCCACGGCCACGGCCCACACAGCCGATACGATCGCCGATATTACCGCCACAATAGGCGCCTTGACCTCAGGAATAATCGTAACCTCGTCGCCTTGCTCAATACGCGCGTTGAGGTCTTTAACTCTTTTGCCGGTAACGATAACCCGTTTGTCTTTATAGTCAAACCCCGAAGCATCGAGATGTTCGCTCAGAGTTTTATCCCTTGAATATGAAACCTCTGTCGTCTCGGCTTCATTCAGTTTAAAAGGGTTTTTTATGTTTCGTACGGTTACCATTTTCTTTCCCTTAAGCAATAAAAGCCTTCAATTCTTTTGCTCCACGCTTCATCGTCAAGCCTTGAAACCACCACTCCCTGCCTGGGGCAGTGGATAAACTTTCTATTCTTAAAAACAACTCCCGCATGGTTCGCTATGCCTCTTGAATTTAAAAACAATACAGCGTCCAGAGTTTGAGGCTCCGCGGCTTTCTCCCAGTCGTTCTCGTAATTCTCTCTGAAATAATCTTTGCCTCTAAGCCCCCAGACTTTCTCATATTCCAGATCTTCGATATCAAACAACTTAAAGCCTAAGTCCTGATACACCAGCTTAATAAATCCCCAGCAGTCCAGGCCTTCCAATGTCCGGCCCCTGTGCAAATAGGGAATACCGAGGTACTTATCGATGATCAGCTTTTCTACATGATGTAGATTCGTCTTGTCGGCACCGAAGGAAAAGCTCCGAACCTCTGGTAATTGTTCAGTTGTTTGCATCTCGCTTGAGTCTTGTCGCATGACGTTTCTGCTCCCGCATAACCGCATTCATTTGATTTAAACTTCCAGCCGCAGTAATTCCTCGCGTACCTGCGCGCCGGAAGGTCCACACCTAAAACGTCGAACTTGCTGGTTAAGGTAAACTCGACGTTATTCTGATCCGCCGTATAATTGTCTATATAAAAAATGTCGTCGATATAAGCGTCCGGGTCGGATAACTGATCGGCCCACACCGTACGGATAACGACTTTTTTACCTCTAAAATCGTACTGCTCCAGATAGAGTTGAATAAGCCGGGATATATTCGCCAGCCTGACCTTGACCTGATCGATCTGCCCCTGATTGTTTTCACCGATGAACTCGTGGGTAATAGGAAAACGGGTATAAGTTACGGCGTTGTACACAACGTCTTCGTCATACCCGGCTAAATGTAAATCGTTCGATCCATCGTAATCCTCGATTATATACAGAAACACAGGCCGGTTTTCCTGCTTTGCTTTTTCCTGTTTAAACGTCGCGTCAATTTCTCTCGGCATTACTTCACCTCCCGGAGATTAAGTTCGAAGTTATAAAGCTGATACGATTTCATGTCGAATTTAAAACTGTCATCAACGAACCTCACCGAATATTCCACTGAATCATTGGGATTCGTCCAGGTAAAACTCCCAAACGCTCCATATTTATCGATAAAGAAATCTTTTACCGCGTTCATCTCGGACAATGTTCTTGTCCTGAACCTCAACGTCCACTTCCTAACGGGGTTTTCCCATTTACGGCGTCTCTGCTCAACGCCGCTTTCAAACTCCGAAATAAGGGTCTTGTATTCAACGGTTTCTTCTATGACAAAATCGGGTTTGAAATTAAAATCGCTCATGTGTAACTCCTGATAACCGATCTTATTTTTCCGTTATTGTAAATGTCATCGGCAATGGCCTCTGACAGCATTTTTCTGTTGCGCCAGACGTCCTGCGCGTCCCACGCCTGCACAACCTGATTGACGTTAATAGTCACACCGCCGCCTTTAACTTCCTCGCCGCGGTTAAGAGCCTTTAAGCTTTCCGGCCCGCCCAAGGCGCTCATGCCGCGTCTTGACAAAACGCCTTCACCTGTCTGCGCGACAATCGGCACTTCATCAGGCGCAAGCCCCTGATGCGCCTTGATAACCCGTCTTCGCTGGCTTCCCACCATACCGCCTTCGTGGAACAGGCTTCCAACCGGCACGCCGAATATACTTCCGCCGGGCCCTGCCATCGCGGTAAACAACTTGATAAGAAGCAGTTTCGCGATTATATTCGCGATCATCTGCAAAACCGCTCTTCCAAAATCCGCAAAGATTTCCTTTACGTTTCTCAGCTCCCCGGTAAAGGCTTTGAAGAAAAACTGGGCAAAGGCATCCTGCATATTTCGCGCGGACTGCTTGGCGAATTCTTCCATCGCGTTAAATTGCTGAGCGGTGTCTTTGGCGCTTTCACCAACCTGCTTAGCTACCTGTTTCAGCACCTCTGTCGTTTTATCTCCGGTGTCTTTAACCTTGGCAAAGACCAGATCGTACTGCTCCATGGCAACCTTGACGCTTTCTGTGGCGGCCAGCTCAAAAACCTTTTTGTTTTGCTCTATGCTGTTTGAGAGTTTTTTTACGCTTTCGGCCGCCTGCCTGTAAGTCTCACCCATATGGCCTGGCAGTTTACCCAGAATCTCATAAAACTTAATCAGCGGTACCAGCATCTTCTGAAAAACCGTATTTGCCACTTCCAGCAGAGTAAAGAACCCTGAAATAATCTGGTTCATAAACCCCTGGATGAATCCCAGGACGAGCCACAGTGACTGCCCGATTTTTTCAGCTAAATCCTGCCATCCGGCTTTGAGTTTCTGCATTTTTTCAAGATTGGTCATTGTGGATGTGTCTATCTGCTGTAGGATACGCTCTCCTGCTTCAAGCGTGGCATTCAAAAAGGCCTGTTTTCGTTCCATCTCGGTTAATTCTTTGGCGGATTTGCCAAGCGTCTTCGCGTACTTCTCGTAGGCGTCTCCGGCGCTTACTATGATCCCCAGGTTATCAAGAATAAGTTTTGACTGACGGCCGACGCCGACAGCAATGCTCTCAAACATAAAGCCCACGTCTTTGCCGAATGCCCGGGCCGATGCCCGGGAAATTTCCATCATCTTGGCCAGCTTAGTAGGGTCGATTCCTAAAATCATCGCCTGCGACGCTTTTTCCATAATCTGGGAAGTAGACATGGTCTCTCCTGACATCCGGCGCAGATCCTCTATAATCTTATCCGCGCTCATGCCGAGTGACGCGGCAAGGTTTTTGAAAGCCTGCTTTTGCTGTTCTGCTTTCGCGCCAAGTTCCATAAGCTCCCACGCTTTATGGAGAGCCATAATACTTGCTGTAATCGCCGCAGTAATAGCAAGCCAGTTCTTCTTCCAGGAATTGGCAAACCTCTGCAGTGACCCGCGCACGCCCTCAAGACGTTTTGTGGCTTCGTCTCTCAGCTTTAAAATTATGGATAGCTGTTTATTGCTCATCTTCTGAACTGATTCCTTTTTCTCGATTTCTCATCTTCGATCTTCTTCAGCTCCTTCGTAATCACTTCGAACGCGTCCAGCATCTTTGCCGGTTGATCAAGCCAGCCGCCAATGTTCGGCAGATACCCGCGTTCATAAAAATTAAATGCCCTGATAAAATCCGCGCTCTCGCGCGTGACGATTTTAAAAGGGCATCCCTGATATTCTTCGCCGTTTAGCTCCCAAGTCTCTTGTCCTGGAATCTCAAATTCACATTGCGCTTTCTTTCCCGATAAACAGCTTTGGCAGTTCACAGCAAGGCCGCCCAAATGAACCGCCACGATTAGTTTTTTTGCTCGTCCTCCGACAACTTGGATTCATTAAGAATAACCTCCGCAAGCTCCTGCCTTAATTCATTGGGAAACATCGCAATAATGCGATCGGGAATAACATTGCGGGATTTGCCCGCATAATTGATCGTGTCAAAACGAAGCTCAATCGGCTTGTTTGTCTGCGGATCCAAAAAGTTATCAATCCCCTTCAATCCAAACTTGATCGCCATGATCTGACGCTTGTTCCAGTTCAGCCGAACCCTCGCCTTGTCGTTCGGATTCGTTGAACTCATCTCATAGGTACTGCTCTCATCATCAACCTCTGCCCGCAAGACCGGATCCAAAAGCCCGATATGAAACTCTGTCGGGTTATCTTTATCGGGATCCATCTTTGAAACATATTTGCGTGTTGAATTAACATCAATTCCAGTTAACATAAATCACCTCCGTTTATAAAAGTAAGATTGAAAGTTCATCGTCTCCGGGATTCATTGTCCCTGTCAGATCAAACGACGTTTGTGCCAGCTGAATACCGTCACGGTCACCATCATCGACCTTGTTGTAAACAATGCTCGGAGCGTAAAACCTGAATTTATTGCCGTCCGTATCGCCATAAGCAAGATCCAAAACCATCGGCGTATTGTTAAACCATTTATTAAAGAAATCATGCGTGGACACCGAAACCATTTCAGGATTAAAGTTGCCCTGCGGATCACGCCCTGTGATCATGTAGGACAAAATCCCTTTGGCATCGTCGATCTTGTCTTTTGAAGCAAGCGTGTTGGAAATATCGATCTCCATCTCCCCGACATTTAAAGAAACGCCGTCTGCCGACATAACAGCGTTAAGAAGCACCGGCGGAACCGTACTGTCGAATGTTACGCCTGATAATAAAGCAACATCGGCAACACCTGACTCAACCCCCTTGAAACTGAAATCAATCATTGCGGGCTCACCAATCTTGAACATAAACTTGACCGTCCCCCGACAACCTTTAATGACCTTGCGGATACCATCCTCAAACAACCCCATAGTCAAAGACGGAATAGACGAACTGATTGTCTTGAGTTCATATCCCGCATCATCCGGATCATCTGAAGCATTGGCACTTGCCCCTGACGTTGAACCTGTAATCTCATCGGTGGAAATAAACGTGCCGGAGATCGAAACGTAATAAAGCGTTGTTGTTCCGTTTTCCGTCTTAATGACAACACGCCCAGTTGCTCCGGATGAATCCCCTGTGATCGTCTCTCCATGAACAAACGGCCCTGATGTAATCGCCCCGATTGAAATCTTCTTCAAAGCGGTCACAGAAAACCCGCACGCCTTAATGAGTTTCGACCACTCCGGCTCTTGCGTGATCGATCCC